AGTCAGCTTTCGAGCTTTCCATACATCTTGCACACGTTTATACTGCACGCTCTTTTGCTAAAACCTGCGATGTCGCGAATTGCATTGCGGGCGGCCTGGTCGGACCTTTCGACCATGGTTACTTATCTCAACGAACATCATGATCCAGACATCTTGCGGATTCAATATCCAGGACTTAGGGTGTTTTGTCATGGTGCGAAGGTATATGTTGGAAACAATGTCGAACAGGTTCGTCTGTATCGGAGTTTGTACAAGGAGCACTTTCAACAGAGTGTGTCCATTGGGACTCTTGAGCAGACTGACTATGTTCCACTGAATCGAAATAGAATCAATTCATGTGTGAAGCTGTTCGTACACTTGGTGTTTCTTGGGGCCAGTCCCCACCATTTGCTTGCACTTGGTGGAAGAATGTGTCCTGAACACCGTGGAAGGACATTGTGTGTGAACGAGCCGATTGATGCTACTAAAAAGCGTCTCGGTTTTGGTCCACGCAGTGAGCTTGGTTCATTGGTTTCATATGGTACTTATCAGCTTACTGCTGCTGATGTTGAGGTGAAGGAAAATGCAGAGGGAAAGGAATCAGTGTCGACTACGAATACGGAAATCGACACTGATTCCGATTCCGCCGATCATCGGATCTCTAGTGCTAGTAGTTCTGATGTCGGAGAAGGGTTAGTGACTTTACCTGATGATAGGCTTGATTTTGGTTATTTTGAGCATATTGTGAAGAAAGTCAGCCGAGGAGCGTTGATCCGAACCATGCGGCAGATTGGGTTACCAATTGCTGATACTTCTAAGAAGTTGTTGGCTTTGCATCTGTGGCAATATTATAACGCTCTTCGTCGGGCTAGCATGCTGAGTGTGTTTTTGGCTGCTATGTCTGGTTTGGATCGTGGAGAATCCTACTCTACCGAGGTGGCTTTGCCGCCTCCTACCCTTGGATTGGGTGGTGTCTGTGCTTCCTTCTTACTTGAATTGTGGAAAACGTTCTTGTGGATGTGTTTTGCCGGACCCATTTTCTTCCTGCAGACTGTGTTTGCGATGATGGGGTTGCTTGGTAGTTATGTTCACTTCTTGTTAGATGGAGTGATTTCGACTACTTTGCACACCATCGCTTATGTGGTTGGCAGTGTTGGTATATGGACACCCAGTCCACTACTTACCATGTTCGTGAGGTTTGTGTCGATAGTCATTATTTTGACCATCCATGTGATCTTATTGATGTGGGTACTGCGGCCTGTCCTTTGGTTTTTGTGTCGCAAATTTATCGGTCGATTCGCTCATCGATATTTTTGTCGTTTTATGATTCCAAAGTTGAACAATGCAGACTGGACTGTCGTCTCTATTGACGGCGGTCACGCAGTTTTGGTAGGTCCAGGGGGTGAGTTTTGTCGAGTCTCCATCTCGCAAACGCTACGCTGTAACGAGTCACATCAGTACGGCTCGGTGATACTCCCTATGGATGATACTTCGGAAGTGCAACGTATAATGAGTGTGTTCACTTATAATGCGAAAGACAATCCGTTGCTTCAGACTCAGGTTGAGACATCGCCGAATGGTGTTTGCTTCCGTCTGTCATGTTGGAAAGTGTACAAGAAGCACTATTTGATAATGACTTACCATCAGTACAATAAAGTGGTTGACAAAGACAGCCCTCGTGGGTTGTTGATCCGTTCTTACGTTAATGGAAAAGAAAGGTTCCTTAACTTAGGGACGTTGTTGGAAATGAAACCCAACTACCACGTTGTTGGACATGCGTTGGCCAAGCGTACTGTACTTGGCATTGATCTCCCTCTAGATTGTGTTGGCATTGAGTTGTCAGACTCTGACTGGCACGCTCTTGGAGATCCTGCGGCGTTCAAATTAAAACCGCAGAACGATGTGGTTGAGAAAATGTCAATTAGCACTTACACGATAGATCCACATAAACATTCGCATGGATATAAAGCGGATGGGAGCATTACGGAGATCTGTAAGGGAAAGTTTAAGGGACAGTTGCGCCATACGGCTGCGACGACCTGGGGTTTCTCTGGATCGCCTATGCTCAATGCGGGTTCGGCTGTTGCAGTGCATTGTGCGGGATCTCACAATCCCGCCGTGCCACAATATGCTGTTGATCTGAATTTTATGTGTGATATGTTCTCCAGAGTTTTCAAGGAGGTGTCGCGTGGTGAGCTTCAGCAAAAATACATCGAGGACAATCCTGGTCAGCAAGTGCCGGAGAGTTCCGAGGAGTTTTACATTTCCCAATTGAAAAAGGCGATGAAAAACAATAGATACTATAGATTGTATAGAGATAAGAATACTCTCGACGTTGTCTGTCAATATGAAGCCAGCGACGGGAATATCTATTTCTTTAGTACTGCTGGATTTTCAGTACATGGTGTTGAAGATATTGAGGACCTCGGTGAGCGTTATGGAGCCGAAGCGTTCTTGAATGACGATCCCATGGATGAACAGTATCGTGGTGTTGGTTCAGTCTACTACGAGCCTGATTCTACTGTTAGGACAGCGTATTATGGTGGTCGTATGCACAAGGTTTTCAAGGAACCTGAGACCCATCAACCTCAAGCTGGTGTGGTATCGGTGCCTGCGTTGATGCCCGTTTCGAAGGGTGAGAAAATCCTCTTCGATCCTGAGTGCATCACCGTACCTGTGCATATCAGCAAGGTTGAGGGTGAGCAACCGTCACACTCCCCTGCTGAGGCCACGCAATCTGTAGCTGTTGTACCAAGTGGAGAAGAACCGCGGCCAGTAATGCCCGTTGGTGAGACTTCCAGTCCCGCTTCTGCGGAAACTGTAGAACCGCCAAAAAACTTGGTTTTGTCTGCTCCGGACGTAAAACTGGAGACAAGCTTGCCGTCGGTGACCGTATTGGTCCCTACGAAGTCGTTGGATACGGTCCCCCTAAATTCGTTAGGAAGGCCACTTATCAACGAGACTGGCGAATCCCAGGCGAAGTTCCTCCAGGATATGGTGCGCCTCCAATTAGCGCCGCTTCTGAAAGAAGTTCGTTTGCTTTCTCAGCGAGTAAATTCAATGAGAAGCCTGGACCCAGCCCCGAAGAAAGAAGAGAAATCCTCCGAAGAAAGGAAGAGTTGTATCGACCAGCCCGTTGGAAACAAACCGCAGACTGGTGTTCCCGAGAGTCAATCCGAAAGGAAATCCTCTCAAACACCGAGCGCGGATCTAGTACCGGGTACGGTGAAAAGTGCGGCACCATCGGTGAAGCCCTTGACACCTACGGAATCGAAGCAATCATCGACCGAGTCCAACAGCGCATCCAAGAAGTCAAGGAAAGCGCGGCGTCGTCGCAAGGTAGCGTCGAATTCTTCATCAAGCGAGAGCCAACCTCCATCACAAAAATAAGTGAGAATCGACCAAGGTTGATCGCTAATATTGACTTCATTACTCGAATTGCCACTGCGTGTTACATGAGACCGTACCTTGACAAAGTACGTGACTCCGCGCGTGACATCCCTTCCAAATATGGCTATCAGTGGCTGTATGGCGGGGCAAACGAGTTTATTATTTTTACCGATGATGGGACGAAGAACTACATCGTTACTGACAAAGGATATTATGATGCTTCGGCATCCGGTTGGGGTTATACCCTTTACCGTGACCACGTTCTAAACCTTTGCGATGAGATTCACGATTCTCAGTTCTTTTATAACATTATCGATTGGCATTCCAAACCGACTCGCATCTACTTGAGTGATGGCACTATCCTCAAGCAGGTTGTACCGGGTGTGATGAAGTCTGGGGCCGTTTTCACAATTGACAAAAATTCTTCGGACCAGGTGGATATTCGCCTGTTGTTCGACATTCGGCGTGGATTGGAGTCCAAACAGGATGACATAAACGCCACTGGTGACGACACTATTGAGCATCTCAGCTCTAGTGCTCACGAAGAGTATGTCAGTTTCCAGAATTCTCTTGGTTTCAGTGTGAAGGAGTATGCCTCCGGCTACCTGACCGATTTGGATTTTGTTGGAAAACGGTTTCGTCGGATTGGGAACCAGTGGCATGTCGTGCCAGCGTACTACAACAAAAACAAGTGGGCGCTGATGGTAAAAGAGAAAAATTCTTTCAAGTTTCTCTCTCAGACTTTGCGATCTTATTGCATCGAGTATGCGATGAGTGAACATTTTCCTGAGTTTTACGGCTTGCTACAAACCGTTGGTGAACCCTCTGATCGGGCGAGTGAGTCGTGGTTTAAAACCCACCACTTTCCGACCATCTAGGGTGTTTACGCAATGGACCCTGTGGTCACTTGTGGCGTGGATGAGGCAACTCCGAATGCTGATTGCTTGTGTTTCCAAGCAAAAGTGTACGTGAACATAGTTCTCCATGTCTCAAGTGACCACAGTTACTACCAAGAGTTCAAAAACTCAACCCAAACGAAAGAACAATACCAAGCAGACTACCATCGTGGTAGCTAAGGATGGTGGACGACGACGTCGAAAACGAACTCGTAAACCTCCTCAGGCTCACCCTGGTCGTCCTGTTGGTCGCGGCCGTCTTGGCCGTTTTCTGGCATGTTTGGCAGATCCTTTCATGAATCCGCCAATCAGGCTTGGTCTTGGTGTCGCCCAAGCGACGACTATCTGGACTGGTTATACGAAGGGCTCCCTCGATGTCAATGGCACCGATGGTTGTGCTACAATTCTGATCAATCCGGAGATGAACGTCGGCGGCGGCGCGACTTTTCCCATTTACACTGATGCTACCACTGCTGGTGCTACAGCGTGGGTTGCTGTGCCGTGGTCTAATTTGCCGGCTAACAGTGTCTTTGGAAATGGGGCTGATATCCGTTGTTTAGCGATGGGTATCAGAGTTTGGGTTTCGCATGCAGCTACCGTGAAGCCTGGGCTTTTCCAGGCCGGAATGTTTCATGATTCACATTCGCTTCTTTCAGCGTCTAGCTATACAGCTTTCACTGGGAAGTTTGATATGAATTATGTTCCCGAGTCTCAGGATTTGGCTGGTGTTTTTGCCTCTGTCCGTCCTGTCTCCGCGCAAGCGTTTGAGTTTAGTGATAGTCAGACTGGCATTAGCACAGCTGTTAATTCTCTGTTCTCCCGGCCTGTGATTATTTATAAGGGAGATGTGACCAGCACTTTGTATTATGAAGTGATTGGCCACTTCGAAGTGTTACATGGTGCGGACGCCAGTATTGGCCTCCCCAGTGACATTACGGATTCAGTTGCTGATGATAATGTCAGCAGTGAGCTCCTGATATATAATATCAGAAAAGCAGGTCCGCCGGTTATGTCGGAGAGCACCGAATTGCATCGTAGGCGCTCCCAGCGGAAGATACATGCGGGACACACCTTCAGAAGGGCACGTGGGGGTCTTTCGGGTTCTGCTCATGGGCCACATTCATCGGCAGTAGAGAGTGGTAATTTCACTGGCTACCTTGAACGCGATGAATTGTGAAGACTAGGCCGCGCCGTCAGCCTTGGCGCGAGTGCGATCAATGCTGTTGGCGCGGCGCATTCTCTTTTGAGTGGGAATCCATTGCCTGCTGCACAGATGCTGTTGAATTCAGTTGATGTCGGCGTGTATTTGGATCCTGGTTGGGAGATTGTTGCAGCCGCTCCGGCTGCCTAGTATGGTGTGAAACGAACCGCACCTAAAATCAGACTTCGCGCCTGTGTTTTGTTTCGATGATTCACAGGTAGGATATAAGTCCCCGGACTATCCTTTAAAGAAACCGGGCCGACCCTAGGGTTGGGAATGTTACCTGAG